TTTCTTTCAATTGTTTTCGGGCATATTGCTTAGGGTCTGACTCTAATAAATCAAGCAATTTAGTTTGCTCTCTTATTGATGATTTTCTTACTGACCTATAAAGTGGTTTAAGTCTTGATACATTAGAAAGCTCGTCTTGAAGTCGGGATATTCTTTTAGACATCCTAGCCTTTTCTTCCTCTATAGCATTCTTTTTCCTTTCATCAAGCGCTGCTTTAGCTTGCTCGGCTTGACCTTCTTGTCCGACAGTTTCTCCGGAAGTCTCTTGAGTTTCTGATTCGGGTACTCCTCCCTCCACTTCTTCGCTAACTCCGGTTTCTGGCTGTACAGGAACTTCACTTGTTGTTTGCTCTTGAACGGCATTTTGACTGATTGTTTTTAGTTCATCATTGATCGCATTGATACGCTCAGTTTGAGCAGCAACAAGCGCTGGGTCTTTCCCTGCAATTTCTTTTTGTATATCTTCTCTTTCGTTCAATAATTGGAACGCTTGGTATTTATTCTCTGCCTTTACATTGTTTGGTATCTTATTAACTGTAGCCTCAAGTTCGTCCAATTTTTGTAATTGTTCTTTTGCTTGAGTGCTAGTTATTTCACCTGAAAGAATTTGATCCTTCAAGTTCATTTTATAGATGTCCTTGATGTTTGGGTTTTCAATCAGGTTCTCAATATTGTTGAGTTGATTCATTGTAATAGCGTTCTTTGCTACCTGTGTAGTTTGTGTGATGGACTGCATTCCTGCACCACCAGCAAACCCAAGAACAAAACTTTCACCTAGTCTAGATAAAACACCTTCCCATGTATTAGGATTTTCAAAGAATTTTTTCTCATTAAGCTTATTGAATACATCTTTATAAACCATATCAGCACCTTCCTGAGCTAACTCGGTTGATCCCTCCACAATTCCTGCTGATGTAACCTGAATTAATCCATTTGCAACAGCCGTATTAAAGCTTTTCTTGATAGCTAAGTCTATAGCTTCAGCTGTAGCATTTTCAGGTAGTTCAGATATTACTTTCTTAAGTATCCAATTTGTTAAACCTTTTCCAGCCGGTGACTTTGTAAACCATTTACCTATACCTATCTCTTCTAATGTTCCGATAGTTGCACCATACACGCTTGACATAAGGATCTTCTGCCATTCAGGGACATCTTTAAATGTCTCTGTGCTCATCTGATCTTTCATGTTGGTATACGAAGATGCGTATAAGCCCATCAACGAACCTACTGGACCACCTGATGCTATTCCTGCTAGAGCTGATCCACCTGATTCAGCTAAACCAAAAACAATTTGTTCGAATTTACTTCTGTTTGCTGAACTGGTATATAATTCACTTACTGAACCCGGAGCTAATTGCTGAAATACTCCTTTTAGTGACCCTTCTGGGACACCTCCTGCCTCCTCTGATAAACCTTCTAAACCAAATCTAACAGATGATTCAATCCCCCTTAATATAGCTGAAGCTGTACCTGTTAAAACATTTCCTCTATTTGATTCAATAGCAAATGTATTACCAGCAACTTCATCAATTGACTGTTGGTCGCTCTTTATTTGAATGTAATCGTTTCTTAACTTTTGTTGTTCTTCAAACAACATTTCTTTTTCAGCCTTTAATTTAGGCACATAGTTTTGGTAGTAGTCCTCTTTAGATATCTTTCCTTGGGTGTAAGAATCTTTTACATCAGTTGAATATTTTTGGTATTCTTTTATTTTTTCTTTGTAATCCTCAGTTCTTAATTGAGTTACCGCCAAATCAGTTTTGATATTCTCTTGAGCATTCTTATCATATATTGCTGCTGATAAATATTTATCACTGCTCACATATGCCGCTCGTTTATTTTTCTCTTTTGTTAACTTTGCTTGAGCATCAACTAACTTTTTAGTTAATGCAATACGATCAGTAGGTGTTGCGTCTGCTATCTCTGATCTTAAATCATTTACTCTCTTATAAGCTTCAGTATATTCCTTTGAATTCATTTGAGCATCTAAGAAACCACGAAGAATTTTAGACTCTTCATTGTCTCGTTCAGAAGTCCAGTTGTCAAGGCTTATCTTTTTGCTTTCACCGGTTATTTTATTCCTAACTAGAACTTCATCATAACCAACACCTGACTCATCAACCTCTAAATACCAATAGTCTTTAATTGACTGTTTTAATTTAGGGACTACATCCTCCTCATCCATACCAACAAGGTTGAGATCAATGTTGCTGATTGAATTATTTATTTTATCTTTTTCTGCTTTGCGTCGTAAATATTCAGGATCAGTATCTGATAATGAACTAAAAGATTCATTGAATACTTTTTGTGCTTGTATATCAGATTGCTTTGGTTGTGCTTTTGGTTGAAGAGCTTTTGATACAGACTTGTATATTCCCATTGATGCAAGTCGATCAGCATGGAAATCATAGGTCTTTTGATCTATATTTTTATTAGCCAATAAATTGTCCCAGTACTCAATACTATTTCTTTCACTAGGTCCTTTATTACCTTTATTATCTACCCATTCTTGTGGCTTCTCCTGTACAGATGGAGTATTTTCAAATGAATATTTATTTACATTTTTTTGTTTAGGATTATACTCTACGGTATTAGCCTCAATTTTTTTAATTCTATTTGGATCAGTGACTTTCTTATAGTCAAAGACACCATATTGTTTTTTATACCAACCATCATCCTCTTTCTTGTAGAATACTTCTTCCGGTTGTCCGGGTATTCTATATATACCATTACCTTTTAAAGATGAAGATGCCGTAGGCCTTGTTGTTGTGTTGTTTAAGCGATCCGATGAAGTATTGTCTTGATCCAATGTTGATTGTGAAACCTCTTTTTTTTTTACTTCAACAGCATCTGATGGTGGTACAAATTTATTATTTGCAGTTACTGCTGCATCACTTGGTGGTGTCCATTGTTTAGCCATTTTATTCTATTGTTTAGTATAAGTTTTACCATCTAATCCAACCATTTTTTGGCCCTTTTTAAGAGTTGCCCATTTATTGTTCCATTGTTCAGGTGTCATATTATTGCCTCCTGATCCAGGTATTCTTTTCTTTGAGTCAGCCACAAATTCATTCCATTTATCTAAATTTTCAAATCCAAAGTATTTACCAGCATTAGCAAAACTAACTTCACCTATTTCTGTAGTACCAATTCCATTTGACTTTTTCTTGAATACTTTTAATTTACCAGGTGCTCCTTGTTTAAAGCTATATTGCATATCCTTAGAGAATTCTGATAAGGCGTCATAGTCATCAGGTGTTCCACTAATGATAAGCTTTCTAATATTGTCAACAGTCTGACTGCTAGTATCTTTTGGTGTGCGGCCTCCACCTCCTCCACCTCCACCTAATGAGCGAATAGGAATTTCATCTTGAGTTACTTTTTGACCAAGCTCAACTCCAACTGTTGCTTCAATTGCATTTTTAGCTCTGCGTAATTGAGCCTCTGTAATAACAGGTTGATATGTATCAGTAGCATCTTTTCGCATCTCAATAAGCTTACCTGAAGCTTCTTGTGCAAATTCATTTTGCTCTTCTTTATTCATCGGTTCAATGCCACTAAATTCTCTAGCATTATTTTCCGTTTGAATCATTTCATTAATCTTATTGTTATAGTCAGCTTGATTAAAGTAAACATCATAATTATCTCCAGTATTATCAACAAGTATACTAGCTGTAAGTCTTGGATTACTAGTTAATGCTCCTGTAAAATCTGCCATTTTTCTAGCATAATCAGGGTTATTCCTGATATCCTCAATTGTAGTTTGTCCTTTTTCACCTACCCAAGGTTTCCAAGTTTTTACTACTGCACTTACTTGTTCATCTAAATTAACCTTATCAAATACCATATTATTAGGCAAAGCCATTGATCTGAAGCTTTGAACTGAGTCAGGATCTAATTGTCCTGTATTTGGATCAATTCTACCCATGCTCATATTGCCATTATCATCAATAAAAATATCTTTGTCTTTTAATTCAGAAGACTGAGCAAAGAATTCGTTAGCACTGATACCAATGCCAGATGCTTTACCATCTTGTTGTTGCTTCTGAATATCAGCCATTCTAGCGTCATATGTCTTAACAGTATTAGCAAATGTACCCCAACTTTCCATTACGGTGTTCATTTTTTGCTTATACTCCTTTGGGCTTATTTGACCAGCTTTTAATTGCTTGTTCAATTGATTGATAAACTGAACGCCTTTTTGAGTGCCGTTTAAGGCCATCGTTTGAAACGTCTGACTTTTACCAATATCAGCATCATTAATAATCTTAGTATTGTCAGCTTTAATTTGATCAAGTTGTTCCTTCTCAAGTTCGCGTCTTTCTCCAATACCTGATATAGTATTAGATAAATCAGTTGCTAACTTACCTAAATCTAATCCTTTTGATGGAGGAATGTATCCGTAATAGTCTTGTGCTGCCATGTTATCCTGGTTTATAAGTATAATTACTCATCATGTCAAACATAGACGCACCCGGTATACCAAATGCAGGAGTTGTTTTTGCTTTACCTGCTGTTGTTGTTGTTCCTGGCGCTTGTTTTAAAACACCGATTCCCATTCCTTTAATTCTTTGAGCGTCTGCTGATAATGGTTTATCACCATACAATCCAATCATCTTATCAATACCGCCAGCTGCTGTACCTAGAGCTGTGAACGCACTACCAATCGCTTGGTTTCTAGTATCCTCCGCTTGAGATCTTCTCATGTTAGCATCCATTGCTTCTTGAGATCCAATATCAAACTCTCTATTAGCTCGTCTTGCTTCAATACCCTGACCTGCCTCTGCTTGAGCCATGTCTCTTGTAGATTGAGCTTGATTTGCTTGAGCAGCCAAACCTAAGTAAGCTTCGTTTCCTGCACCAACCAATTGTCCAATACCACCAATAATACCCTCAGCGCCTGTTCCTTGAAGAGCAGCGATTGCTTGTTGTGTTTGTTGATCTTGTCCTTGTTGAGCTAACTCGAAGCCAAGTCTAGGAACTTGAACACCTTTAAATTGGTTCGTCTCCTTAATTTGTTTCATCTGATTCATAGCCATCCCATACTGAGAGGATGCTTTCTTCATGTCTTTGTTGGCTTTGATAGCTTGAGCGGCCGATAGACCCACTCCTCCTAATGCTACTAATGTTGATGTTACTGCTGCCATTTTATAATGTTTTAATCATTTCTATACAACCGGTGCTTCCTGTTTGGTAGCCACAAGCTGAAAAACTATTTAGTAGGTTTTGGTTCTTTAGAGATGTATAAATGTACTTACATCCGTTCGTTTCTTTCGCTACCTCAGTAAGTGTATTTATAAGAAACTCTATAGCTTCCTTCCTGTCTTTATTCTTGTACTGAAAGTTAGATACAATGAACTCTATGATTGCTGTCTTTGAGTTTGTAAAATATATAAACCCAGCACATATTTCAATCCCATCCTTCGATACCATCAAACCACCGGTTCCATCCTGAGGTAAGAAATCTCGTGGCGGTGGAGTCCATCTCCAATCCTTCCACCAAGATGATAACACATCGTAATCACCTTCGTTTAAGAACCTAACTTCCATACACAAATTTAAGGAAAACTTTTGAATACTGATGCCCCAACGGCAAACATTGTTACCTCATATGTTTTATTGTTCTCGAAGTCAACTTGTAGGTAGTATCCTCTAGGGCCAAATGACTCAGCTACTGCATTCTTAACTATGACGATAGTATCACCAACTGAAGGTGTTGAAACAATACTACTAAGTGATATTGCATTTTGAGTAAATGCTGATACTGTACCTAATTCAACTAATGATGATCCGACTATTTTATATACCTTGTCTCCTTGATTTAGATTTATTTGTATATCTACGTTAAAATATATTGTAGGAGCTGTATAGTTTATAACATTTCCAATACCTTGGGTTGATAGCAACTGAGCATTATTATCCCCAAGTGGTCGTCTGATATATGCATACCATCTACCTTCTTTCTTGTCGTAGTAGTCGTAATCAGCAAAGCCTTCGTCTAGATTGGTATGCATCGTAGCCTTCCATGGCTCATTACTATCTATAAATATATTCTTGAACTTCTTGATAGTAGTTGGCTCTATATTGAATATAGTACTTAACGTAGACTTTCCGGGAACTCCGTAGAAGTTATTTCGATTTTGGTTTAGGTTGTGTATGTATAGATCCCCATTCTTAAATGTATAGAAATTACTATTCATATGAGTCATCCACTCAGGGACGTAGGACCATCTAGATGTCCACCCATTGGCATAGTTGTAATAAGATAACGTATCTTCCATAAATACAAATTTACGAAAATTAGACCAAACAGCTTTTCATTCCCTTGATTATCTCATAGTAGTTGTATGAGCATCGCTTATCACTAATTTTTAAGTCAATACCAAATGGATACTTGTGCATGTAATCAGCCTTATAGAACATCTCTTGGGTGTTGCTCTGAACGCCAGCGTTATGGAAGAAATACACATCATCCCACCTGCTGATCGGACAAGTGGCCCAACAAAAGTCAAACTCCTTGATCACCTCGACATGCTTACCGAAATACCAAGCGTTCCATAGTTCGGCCCACATGCTTGCTGTCCATGACTGTATGCCATACGGATCGTCTTCATTCTTGACGTTCTGCATTTTATTTAGCATGTTGTATAATGCCCTAGCGTCAATCTCAACTTTCTTCCAATATGTTGACGTTAAGTTCTTCATAAGCTTCTGAGCACCACCACTGTTATGCTTGTTTGCTTTAACAATTTCTTTCTTTATACCGATTTGGCCGCACATAGCATCTAGTACTTCCTCTCCTTTGCTCATAATATAATCGTATCCTATATATGAGACAGTATCAGAGAAGTACCATGTATCGTCTGCTAGGTATGGACTGAAGTCTAAGTACTTAGTAAAAACGAAGTCAGAGTCGTGGAAAAAGAATGCATCATTAGATGGATGCAATTCAAAATGTTTCTTAAGTATATGTGCTTGAATAGCAGGAGGATAGTTACATTCACCTAAAGTATCTTCATAAAAATAGAAGTGAGCTACATCTGAATAGTTCTCTACTAGCTTATGCCATGACTCAGGTATTTCATCCTGATAGCCTGCAACTACATCTATGTTCTTGTAGCCTAGCGATACAAAGTTGTGGATATAAACCTCAACCTGCCAAGCATAATAGTCTAGCGCTGGTTGCGCTGAAATCATTCTAAGTGTTCTCATTAGCAAGATATTGAACCACCGGTCCAATCACTGCCATTCCATTGGTATGCAATGTTTGTAATAATTTGCAAATACCAAGCAGCTGGAGCAGGACTAGATCCTAATGCGTCAACAAAGATATCATTTCCAGGAACACCAATCGCACCATTAACATAAAAAGTTTGAATATTTAACACTGTGCATACGTTAGTGCTGTTAACATTACTTGATAGTATCAATGCTGTTAATGGAGGTATTGTTGTAGTCGTGGTTGTAGTTGTACTTGTCGTAGTACTTGTAGTTGTACTTGTCGTAGTAGTTGTAGGAATAGATGACAAGCACTCAAAACAACTTCCGTATGAATACCGAATAGTAGCATCTACTGTGCCAGGAGAAATAACCGACTCAAGCACACTGCATATATTAGAGCTATCTTTAACTGTTGCGCCAAGAGCTAATGGTTCAAATGATTGAATCTTTAATGTCTTATATGTAGCCGTTCCACAAATTATTGATCTGTAGTAATATGTAGGGGCAGTAGTAGTTGTAGTCGTAGTCGTTGTAGTTGAACAATTGTATATGTCAAGTATCTGACCAGTATCTGCAATCAATAACGCATATGTTTGAGCTAAGTATACAGCTTTGTACCACTTAAAATTACCGTTAAATAATGTCGTTCCTGCTAAGTCAAAGTAAACAAAACTATTTACTGCTAAACTATTGAAATAATATGTACTCGTTCCACCAGTCTGATTACATGCATTTCTAAAAGAAACTTGAGCATCTAAATCTAAAGCAAACGCAATTAATGGAGCGACTGTTGTTGTAGTCGTAGTGGTTGTTGTAGTTGTTGTACCAGTACATGCCGTACAATTTCCATATATAACTAATGGATTCTTAGTTAAAAAGTATGGAAATCTTGGAGAAACTATATTAGTAATATACCAACAATTATTATCGGTAGTTTTAACCGTATTGCCAACTACCGCACCTCCTGATGTAGTGTCTAGTAATGTTACTATAACCGTTGGATCTTGGCATGAGTAAGCGGTAAAATAAGTACCTGATGGTAATGTTGTTGTCGTAGTACTCGTTGTTGTCGTAGTAGCTCCCGGACAACTAAATGTTTTCATCACTGTACCGTCCTGATCAATTTGAATAACGGCAGCTGAGTTATCTAAATAGAACCACTTCTCACCACCCATGAATGGTCTAGTTAAATCAGGATCGTAAAATATAGTATCCTGAACAACAGGCACAGGTCCAGAACCAGTAAAGTAAAGTTGTGTGTATGTTGGTATAACCGTACATGCATCTGAAGCCACCTCTTTAAATTGCTCTATGTCAATTAAACATGGTTGAGCATTTGAAGATGATATTACAGTTATATTAATCAACGTATTTGGAGACGTACCAAAACAGTTGGTAGCAGTAATTGTTAGTCTATATGTGCCGGTTGGAGCGTTATTAAATGACACTACTCCATCAGCAAATGTAATTCCTTGCGGAAGATCACTAGCAACAATTGACCATGATGTTGGATTATTTAATGCATCAATAACTTCAAATGACTGAGAGTTAGATGTAACAGTTATTGTATTCTCATAAATAAATGGAACGGCATATTCTGAGCAATTACATGGAGATACACTCAGTACCAATCCATTCTCATCAGCCTCAATATACGTCTTATTAGTTGGACTAGGAACTGTACAAGTGACAGTATCAATCATGTGCAGTGTATTCGGATTTGAATATACCGTGCTACCGTTTGACGCAGTAAATACGACATCACCAACAACAGGAAGTCTAGACGATCCGTTGTGGTATACTAAGGTTGTAGGACATTGGGCACACACATTAGATGGTGTTCCGTTTGCATTATCCAAATAGAATGGAGTTAAGTATGTGCTAATCTTTCTGACTATCCAAACTGAACTTGTAAATGGAGAAGACACGATAACATTTGCAGTTGACTCAGGAGTATTTTTAAAAAACTCCAACTTTCCAACGCCATTATTTACCAATCCGTTATAAGGGAAAACTAATCCAATCTCATCAGGAGGAACACCTGCTGCAATTAATGCGTTGTAATTTGACAAACTATTTACACCAACATACAAAGAGTCTCTGATGATTGATCCGTTCCACTCAACTTGAAATCTAGTCGGTTGATCAGGGTCCATTAAGTTGTAGGATATACCTGCACGACCAATATTAGTTCCTAGTTCAAAGCCAATAGCTCTAGAACTTGTTTCTCCTTTATAGGATATAACTGAATCCATCTTATCCTCATAGTCCCAAAGTAAGTAAATGTATGGTAAGTTGTTAGGATTATTAAAAACAAATGTGCCCTCAAATTCAGTTCCGTTAAAGAATACAGGTATTTGAGTAGCTAATGAAAGAATTATAGTCTTTTGACTGCTATCATATAGCGTATCTGAGACCAAGTAATATAACTTATTGTTTAGTGTTGGAGCTAGTTCTCTATAGTCTCCATATATATCTCCAGCTTTTACTGTTACAGTTGATCCATTGTATGGCATGTAGTCAACGCCTCCAACTCCTGATGCTGTATCGAATAAAGCTATACCGCTGCTACTTAATATTGTATTGTCAATAGTATACTCACTACTTCCAGTGTATTCAAAAGATTGTTTTGTTTTATCCATCTTAAGGTTCTTTATTAAATGCGATTAATGAAATGTCAGTTTCTTTGCCTCGCCCTTGCGTCAATATAAACTCTAAAATCTGATCACAATATCTAACTACAAACTTAACTCTTCTAGATGAGCCGGTCAAGTTATTTTGAACATTTGCATAAATATCTTGAGATCCTGAACCTGACAAGCAATATGGCGGCACATCAACCCAATCAACACCAAATCCTTCGTTAACTACCTCTACAGTCCATGATGTAACTGATGTTAAGCTAAACATAAGATAGCTTTGTCCTAATGTATTATTGGGAAGAGTTCTAGATCCAGGTGTAATTGAGGTTCTACATGGATTTCTAAGGATATTGTTTCCTGATATCATGTATGTCTGACTATGTGGATCGTATCCACCTAGCTTTTGTGTGTTTGGAGATAAGCTAAAGAAATCAATGAAGTAATCCCTCATACCATTCTCGGATATCTCAACAATGTCATTTCCAGTCATCATCAATACAGCCCCCCTTCTAGCATCTGCAAAGTAGTAGTTGTTAGACCAAACAGAAAAACTCTCAGGATTATCACTAATACCATACTCACTCTGACTAGCGATTTGTGTACCAAGTACTTCAGGAACTGAAGCGACTTGACTTCCGCCAACGGCATCAACTAATAAATTCTTTCCATACAAAACAGATGTTACCTTATCTTGATGTAAGACCAATAGATCGCTATCACGAGCGAATAACTTTCTAACCGGACCGTAAGATTGGTCTAGGTTCTTAAAGTTCGCTAGAGATAAATTAAAATCGTTCAATCGGTTAATTGATGAGTCTCCTCGGTATAAACCACTGTATGTAAGTGAGGCGTATTTACGCTCCTCTTCGTAGTCCTCAATGATTGTACTAGCTCTTAAGCTGTAGTCCATTCTAGGTGCATTGAAGTCATCTAGTATTCTATATGACTCAAGGCCATTTCCGTATGCAAAAGCGTTGTAATCACTGTTCTTAAATGCTGGATTATTAATCATGACCTTCGCTGCATTGAAGACTGTGCCTTGGTCTTGATCCGTGCTATTAAATGCTATAGCTCCAGATTGACTTGTTCCAGGAAAAGCAAAGTCAATTACAACTGTGTAACGATCAGGCGTCAATAATACCTCATAGAAACCAATTGGTATATTGGTAGCCCTTACATAAACCATATCACCTACACTATAATAGTGAGGGAACTTGTGGTCTAAGTTTGAAAGTTTAGTTCCTAATGCATCTGCTGTTGATATGTCGTAATGCCAAAGAACAATATGTTTTCCATTTTCAACGGGGTGCGTATGGCTTAATTCATGGAAGATATCAAGATCACTTTCTTTCGGAACAGTCTCAGCGATTAGTTGTTTGTTTGATGGGGTTTGAGTGACTGTAATTTTAGCTTGTATTAAGTTTCTATTACATCCACTACTATCACCAAACCCTCTAATTAACATGTATTTATCACCACTGCTAAGTTGTTTTATTGAATTTGATGGGTCACTTAAATTGTAATCTGTTACATTAACACCATATCTAAATGTAACTCCTGTTGCAGTAATATTATTATTATTTTGATCGTATTGAACAAATGTAGCATAGGCGCCTGATTGCCAAAACCATTCTTCAATATCTTTATAGTATGCATTAGAAAACCATGACGTGAAAGTTGCATTTTGACCCGGAGCATTATTAGACGGTCCATCATTCAATATCTCAATAGATATATAAGCCCCTGGAAATATCTCCCCAGGACCTTTTAATATAGCATGTCCCCCATAATTATTTGTATTTCCTATTAGATAAGATGTCGAAGAAGGTAAACCTCTATTTCCTTGAGGTTGAGAAGGTGTCCCAGCATTAACACCATTACCTCTTACGTTAAATACGAATTTATCACCAACATTATATCCAAATAATGCATTAAATGAAATAGTCAAAGAAGTATTAATATTTATAACTAATGTAGTGGGAGATGTAGTTATTGGTAAATCAGCAATCCAATAAGATAATCCAACTTCATCAGTCCAACGAAATGTTGTTCCTCCTGGTAATATTTCAATAGTAATTCTAGCATCTGAATTTGCATTAATTGGGAAAGAAGCAGATGATACTACAGAAATAGAGGGTCCAGTATTTTGAATTGTATTATCATTCAATCCAGAATAATATATAGGTCCTTCTATTGATGCATATCTGTTAGAAACAGGATATTGAGTTCCATCACCTAAACATAAGTCAGGTTTTGGACCTCTACCACTTTGATTATCTGAATATGTTTGTTGTACAGGTGTATATAAAAATGTATCACCTGAACCTGCCTTAATCTTAAAGTACAACCCTTCTACCGCATTGGGTAAAAACAAGGCTTCCTTATACTCAAGCTCAAGAACTTTAAATTGCTTGTTTGAATTAGTAGGTCCATTATCGAACGCCTTGAATATTATGTATCCGTTTACAATAATCTTATCCCTGTCAGCCTCATTAATTAAAAAGTATCTATAGTTACCATCCTTTATAAATGTTCTAGGGAATATATTGTAATAATCACTCTTAGCTTGTTTAACAAAGAATCGATAGTTTGTTGCCCAGCAAGGTGCAGGACTATTAATTGTTACCGATAAACTGTTAGCTGTGCTAGAATTTACAGGGGGTATATATACCGAGTTAGTATTTGCATTTGAAGAGTTGGTGTCATTTGACGTTAACACGGTAGTGATACGACCATAATCATCCCCATAAACAATACCAACCTCATAATCTCGATCACTTCTAAATGTTTGCTTAGGTGTATTACCTACAGATTCAGATTGATAGTCAACTTTATAGTTAATGTTTATGAACTCATTATTACATGATACAATATTTCTAAACTGAGTGTAGTCACCATAAATCAATCGGTTACCAATGATCTCCTGAGCCGATGCCAATAAAGGTACATTGTCAAACAATCGAGTCGTCTGATCAGCCGGTAGAGCGGCATACGTCTTGTTATTCATGAAGGTAAACTCATACGACGAGTTGTCTGAGATACCTAGATCTTCCTTGTTAAATGAGTCAACAATCCGAACATTCAGTCCGCTTGTATCGCGAACAAGTAATTGTATCTCCTTAACAAACTGATTACCAGTCTCAAATGTTACATTAGCTTGATTGAATATGTTAACCATACCTTTATTCTCACCGGTCTCTATATCAATTTCAAATCCTCTCGGTTGAAAAGATACTGCTGAATATGGAGACATTGAACTGTACTCATTGTCAACATATTTGAATCGGTAACTAAAATAAAGAAACTTTTGCTCTAGATTGTTTGGTCTAAGATTTAAAGTGTCAGTATTTGATAGTTTAATGTACGGAGCGCTTAATGGAGGCCTAAGAACAACGTCAATGTCATCGCTAATTTGTGGATCATCAATGTTATATGTCTTACACCTAGCAATATTAATACGTCTAGGCGGATTGTATCCATCGGTCCAAAACAATAGACTGCCATCAGGATTATACACATAGTTAACACCAGTGATAATGTGACGTCTATTAAAGTTGAGTTGAGTCTTACCACCTACAACAGTACTACCGAGTATTAATATGGTATCTCCTGTTAATTCGTTGTATTCAAATATACCATCAAAGTTATCTGATGTAACAAACCAATAGATTAAGTTCTTAGCCTCATAAGGAAGTGCTCCTATGACAATTGGGTTGACTATAGAGTTTAATCCCCTAGCAGCTAATACGCTAGATATATCTCCAATAAGATCATTACCTAACGAGTTTTGTGCAGCACCAATAGTAGAACCCTCTGATGTATTTACAGATACGTTTATAGCGTCCAAATACTCTCCATCAGCAACAAGACGTTTGTCCACGTCTTTATTCATCCTACCGGATAAAAACTTTTTTTCTATTTCAGCCATAGTTATTTAATCCATTTATCCTTGCCTCTAAGACTCATAAGAAGTCTAGCAGGATGTAGGTTACTTAATCTAATCTTTGTATTTCTAAGAGAAGCTGTCTTTTCTTTCTTAACTCTATTTACGATGTACTCTTGTACACCATACTTGTTGCTTAACAAAGCCCACTTGAGGTAGTTGTATATGTACTCCTCAGCCATTTTGTTTATGGTGATTAAACTGTCATCACCGTTCTCCATTCCGTCTGAGATGTATTCCAAAACAATAAATGAGTTCTTAACACCTGATGAAAAGTTAATTACACCGGCAGCTTTATTGATTGTGAACTTAGGGTTTGAGTTCGCTTCTGACGGGTCCATCCCAAAACGCCCACCTATGTTATATCCAAAATACCAATTACCATCGTAGTTCCACCCATATGATCCGTTGTATGGACCAGTACCAGTGTATAAGTGTTGCTCTTGGTTTAAGATGTCAAGTTTTGATTGACCTACCACCACATTACCATTTGAGTCAAATACGATGTCGCCATGATTGTCCTGCAAGTATGCAGTTGCATCCATAACTGATCTGTTCTCAGATAGTTGTAATAGAACACCTGAACGAAGCATTGAGATTCTTACATAGTTGATGTAGTCAGGTGGCATGACTAACTTCAAGTTGTCACCCATCTCGAACTCAAGCACTTTAATATTTTTTAATGCGTCGTAGTTTAACTCTTGGATTGCTCTCTTAGCATGGAACAAGATTGTATATCTATCTACATTGTTGACCAACTTATCGTTCCCGACATACATTAGTATGAAGTTGTTTATCATGTCAGCTAGGCTCACATACTGATACGATCCCCAATTAGCATCTTCGGGAATAACTCCATTATTTGTATAGTACTGATAATTGCTAATGTAAGCCATCTATTATTGTTTTTGTTGTGCGTCTTGAATCTCTTCTCCTTTTGCAGCCTGAGCTACTTGCTCTTCCCTAATCTGAACACCAGCGTAGTACAAAATTTTTACAACCAAGTTCGCAAAGTCACTGTTTGGTAGCTCAAAGTCTTGATAACCTGCTGCTGATGCACTAAATACCGGATCACCGTTACTTATAGACACATAGGTCCAGTTTGGATCCTTAGGATATCTTACATATTGAGCCGTTACGTTAGTTGTAATTATTGTTGGGTAAACAATTATACCATCATTCTCCAATGTGTAAACAGGATAAGTAGTTGTAGGTGCCGTTAAGTTTGAATCCAATAGATAGTTTATCTTTCTATGACTAACCTTCTCTATCTCTTTACTATTGTTGTATATTAATTTATCTAAGAAATAATAATCAGAAGGCGGTGTAAATACTGGACTGTTATAATTCAATGATTGTCTTTCATAAAAAGAATCAATAACCTCACCAATGTTTTTAGGGATGTCTGAATATCCTTCACCATGCATCCGAGCGTTCTGCTTGTTGATTGCATTGCTGTACAAGAACGTGTAGTTCTCGAAGATATCTAACTGAGCTTGCTTGGCATATAAGTTAAACTCCATGGGAGTCACATAGCCTCTATTCTCTTTGTTTAGTATGGATAAAACGATATTTCGAACATCATTAATCATGTGTCTGCTTTTTACAAAGATAAATAAAAAAAGGCACTTCGATTAAAAAGTGCCTTCTCAGTAATAGTAGGTTTATTATGCTACAGTAACTGCACTAACAGCTTGAGGAACAGTCGCTACATATGTAACGTTTGTCCAAGATGTTTGCAATGCATTATTAATTGCATCTTGAATAGCAGTACGCATACTAAAAGCAACTTGAGCTGCATGAGTTAATGTAACTACTTTACCACCAGAATAAGTGATTGTAGTTGTAACAGCAGTTCCGCTACTGTTTGCAGAACCTAGTCCTGAAGCAACTAAAACAACATTTGTAGCTGAAATTAATTGGTTTGGTTGACTAGTAACCGGGATACTAATAAATTTTTCCATGTCTAAAAAATTAATGGGTTTATAAAGTACAAATATACTAAATATTGGAGATCTTTTCTTCCAAGAATTTGTACAACTCTAAACCTTCGTTAGACTGCAAGTAAGAAGATAACACATATAAATGGTCTTCTCCAAATGGAACAGTCAATAAACGTTTCTTGTTGTCTTTCAAGTTGTAATAGATATCCTTACCATTTCTGAATGTCAAGTATCCTTCTGAGATTGCTTTGAATGCAATATTGTTAATTGACAATGATGGATCGTCTAATGCTTCCATGAAGTCTTGAGGATAACGTTTAGCAAATAACATCATATCACGTTTAACCTCAGCTGAACTCATTGTATCAACATTTCCGTTTAATACTAATCGAGCAATAGCTTCTAATTTGTTAAAGTCATTTTGAGTTAATTCACGAACTGCAATTAATGCATCAATTTCTGACACCAAGTATTCAACATCTTGTTGAGCATCTCGTTCTGAGTCAAATTCATAGAACTCAGTTCCGTTACCAGGATGGTAATGTAAAAACTCTTGAAGCACTGGGTTTGTTCTTGGGACTATTAATACTCCGTCTTCAAAAACAATTGGCTCTAATATAGCATTAGCATCTTGTTCATGTTCAAATGGACTATTTTGATTTCTTGCATATCTTAATGTAAGATTTACTCCATCTTCTTCATCGAAGTAAAGTAATCTTTTTCGCTTTGTATCGCGAGATAAGATAAAATAAGTTAATGGGGCTGAATTACCTTTTAAAAGATAGGTACGATCTTTTGAATCTAGTTTTACTCTTTTCATTTGATATAATTTAATTTACAATAAAAAATAGAGAGGGGCCTAAACCCCTCTCATATTTGTTCTTCTTATTTGAAGATGAAGAAGTTGTTAGCTCCTAATGTACAAAGCGCTCGCTCTGACAAGAAGTTAACCTCCATTGCATCTAGGTCACTTGTTTGTGCACCACCTGCTGATCCTGTCATCCATGTTTTGTAACGACGGTTTTCAGATTCAGAAGCACGGTAACGAACGTGTAAGAATGGACGTTTCGCGTTTTTACCAAGAACTTGGTCATAAACGTTCATTGTTCCAGCAGGAACTAAAACCCCATTTACAGCTCCACCAACGATACCACCACGAAGTGTAGCGTCGTTCAAGTATTTCCAGTCTGTTTTGTAGAAGTCATATCCACGACGGAAACTAGTGAAACCTAAGTTCAATGCCATTTGCTCATCGTTATCAAACAATCCGTAAGACGTACCACCTGCTCCGTAAGAGTTTTGTGCAGCCAACATATCGTCGATATCGAAAGAGAACTGACGGTTGATGAACAATGTGTTCTCAGCGATAGCTCCTTGTTTGTCTAAACGTTGTACGATTGTATCGAAGTCAGACAATGCAGATGGAATACCACCAGACCAAACATTTCCACGGTCTTCAATTTCGTAGAATAAACCTTTAGTACCAGCAGCAGTTGAACCAGCAGTACCACCAGCAAACGTTGTTTTGTCAGAAGGAGATAAGTAAGCTAATGCAGCAGAAGAAGTTTCAGCAGGAACACCCTCTACCATTGCCATTTCTAAGTAATCCTCGAAACGTAAACGAGTTTCGTGCTCAGACTTCATATACCAAAGGTATCCTGTTGCTCCGTTCTCAGTTGTTACCTCAACCCATCCGATTTGTGCCATATCAGATCCTGATACAGTATACTTGTCTTTGATGATGATTGGTTTAACGTCGAAGAATACATCTTGAGCCTCCAAAGAACCTTCCATTCCACCAACTCCTTTTTGGAACTCAGATCCGTAAACGAATGCAGTTACAAGTTCAGTAGTTTGTGTAAATGGAGAACCATCAGAATCGTAAAATTTAACTGTAAATGTAGAACCATCTGATGCAACTGCACTAATAACAGCTTTAGCTGAATTAGCAGCAACTGTCTGAGAAGATAAAAATACAGTTTGATTTAATCTGAAGTTACAAAGAGTTGCCGGAGACGTTGTCGGCATTGTAAAAGTTGCCGTATCCGAAGTAGCCACTGAACTAGGAATAACATTTGTGTACTTTGTATGCAAACGACCTTGCTCTGCCCATTTGATTAAGTCAGAGTTTGTAGGAAGCTCAGCACCAACCATACGCAAGAAAGATGCGATTGAACGGTTACCGTAACGCTCGAATTCCTGCTCGTAAGTGTCAGGAAGAAATTGATTTAAGAAGTTGAAATCCGTGATGTAGTTATCCGGAATAGCAACTTTTTGTGCACTTGGAGTTAAACTTACCCCAGGAGTGCCTGCTAAAATACCAGCCATTTTTTTTAGTTTTTATTTTTACTTTTAATAACTAATCTGTTACCAAACCCACTTGGTTCAGATGCTCTAACCTGTAGACCCTCAGCTTTGTTAGTTACTTGGGTTGCCTGTCGAACCATATCAATATTCTTTGATTCTTTAGCAATCCCATCAACCGCCTCTGCTTTACCTTTCTCGTAAAAGAATTTAGCAAATTTCTCAGGGTTTGAGGCCACAGCAATCGCACGATGGAATACTTCCGCATCCTTCAAGTAACCTTCTTCGTTTAAGAACTTATTTACAAAGTTCGATAAGTTAGATTGTTCTTGAATCAAAGACTTAGCATCTGCTGGTGTGTAAACAACTTTCTTACCCTCATCAATGTTGAATCCGAAACCTTCGAATTTATCAGAGAATAACTCATTTGTTTTGTCAGCAAAATACTTCGACTTCTTTGCTTGGTCTTCCTGGATTTCAGCTCCAGACTCTATCTGTTTCTTGTAAGCAGAGTATGCATCTCTTTCTTCTTGTGGAACAAAGGTCTCCCTTGACTCAAGCGGCACCTTGTACTGATCCTTCAGTTGATTAAAATACTCCTTAGCTTTAGCAAGCTCTTTTTTCTTTGCTACTTGTTTTTTCTTGATTTCCTTTTCGTCATCAAAGTCTTCATCGTAACTAAACTTGGCTTCCAAATCGAACTTAACGTCCTCTAAGTCTAAGCCTTTGTTTTGTTCTCGGTTGTACTCAAGAAGCAAAGTGTCCTGATCCATGGTGTTGTAGTCTCTATTCAAATTGATAAAGTCTTCAATACCACGTCCAGTTTCTTTCTTGTATTTTAGAAATGCAGAAACGTCCTCCGGTAGATCTTCATTAGCCGAACGTTGTTCAGTTAAGTCATCTAAAGAAGTAATCTCTCTATTCCATCTCTTACCTAAGTAAGATACTACACTAGATTCATCTAGTTCAACCGGCTCGTTTGCCGGAGGTGTGTCAATATTTGATAAGTCAACAACCGGAGTTTCCTCTACTTGTTCCTCATGTGCTTTTAAAAGCTCTGTTTCTTTCTCAGCTAATGACTTCTCTTCGAAGTCAACTGTTCTTACTGTAAATTCACTCATTATAATTAGATTTAATTGTTACAAAGTTAAGTATTATTTACTTACGTCTATTTTGGCCCGAAAGACTCTAAGTCAAACCCATCAAGACTATCCTCAGTACTCTCGAAATTCTTAGGAGGTAGATTGTTTTGTCTTTGGTTTATTAGGTCTGATTGTCTAGTAGCCTGCAAGTCAACTCGTTTGTCTTTTGCTTTCTCTTTTTCCATATCGCGATCCTTGATAACTTGACCTTCCATGCCTTTTAATTGCATGTTGTATTGGAACTCGACATCCATTAACTGACGTTTAAGCTCAACCTCAGCCTGCATCTCTCTAATTCTATACTCAGTTTCAGCTTGCTTAAGTTGCATTTTAGACTGAGCTTCCAATTGGATAAGTTGTGCTTTTTGTTCAGAGGCAGCTTGCTGTGATTGAATGTTCGACTGCATTTGCATTTGGAACTCCATCTCTTTTTGTTTCTGCTGTTGCTCCATACGACGCTTACGTTTAACCTTAAGCATCTCATTAGCCAACTTAATGTTATTGATCATTCGAATGTCAATAGCATCCTCTAGGTCAATTGTTTGTTGCTGTAATGATATCTGAATGTTTGCCTCTAACTGAGATCTTTGCTCTTCATCCGGAGCAAGATCAATAAAGATACCAAAGTCATGTAGATAAAGTTCTTTAATGTCATTTAAGATAGCCACATTGTACTTACCAATCTGCATAGCAAACTCTTCGGCAAAGTCAGAGTACTCTAAAACGTCAGCAATACGAACTGATAAACAGTCTGCCAATCGTTTAGTTGTATATAGACCAGATTCAAGAATGTGTCTAGTAGCTGTATTTGAATTCAATGCAGCTAACTTCTGAACACCAACCAATGCATCAGGATGAGGAGTAGATGCGTCTCTAGCCTCATTGATACCGGTTACATCTCGGATCATATTTAAGTAGTGGTTGTAGTTGCCGATTAAAGCAGCCATCTTACCTTGTCCACTGTTTGTGTTTAACTCTTGAATTGGAATACGAGCATTGTTAAACTCACCTTCTTGAGTGTAGCTACGTCCGATAACACTACCTGTTTGGAAGTATAGTTTCAACGCATCCTCAGGATTGTATGCTGCACCGGTACCTAAGTCAACCTCATTAATACCATCAGCATCAATGAATACACCATCAGGAACTACGCGAGCCATAACTTGCTGTAGCTTAAGGTGTGTCAATTGAATCTGATCAGCAAATGGAATCATACGTCTAACCAAAGACTCGATATTTCCTTTGTACATTCTTGGCGCATGCACCACATAGTTTGGAAGAGCTTTCTGAGTAGCAGACTTAGGACGAACCATATTCTTCATAAGCTCCCACTTAACAAGAATATTTGATCCACCAACTAAGATACCATCGTACCAAACGTCACGAACGGCTTCTACTCTTTCATACATCATTCCATCTTCAATGATTGGATTGAATGACTCATCCTTACGGATAACTCTCTCTCCACCATTTTCAAGTATCTTCTTTTTCCATACAAAACGTTTGTCAGTCTTGTAGTTGAAGTATAGCAATGTAACGACCTCATTTAAGAATGAGTCGTCTTGATAATTTCTAACAATAGGGAAGTAATCGTACCATGCAGAGCTAGCGTTTCTAATCTCTTGAAGTTGCTCATCTGTAAGTGTAGGATCAATTTTAAGTAGCTCAGTGTAGTGAACCATCTTAACCTCACCAAAGTAATAACAGTCAGAGAAGTCATTCTTCTCAGTATAACTGTAAATCATATTAGCCGGGTCAACGTAGTCAACCTTAACACCATCGTTTACTAAAAATGTGTGTCTTACAGCTCCAATACCAATAGTAGTAACGTCATAGTCATATAGCTTCTTAGTATACTCATAATCATTCATTTTGAGCAATGTGTCAATAGCTACCTCTTCTGCAATCTCAATACTTGGTTTGTATTTCAACTGCATGTACAATGACAATTCTTCGTCGTTCTCAGGAAGTTCGTTTGGATCAACATTAAATGCATCAACACCAAACTCATCTTTAGTTAACTGAAGGAAGTCTTTTGCGACCATGTCAGACTCAATCATATCCTGGAATATGTTTTTCTTCTCAGCTGACATAACGTCTTGTGCCTCTGCTTTGATAGCATAAGGTCTCTCAGACATTCCGTTTACAACAAGGTCAACAAACTTGGGAATAATGGGAATAGGGGACCAGTCTAAGTTTAACATAGACATGTCTCCATTGATCGACAATTCATCTTTATATTTCTGAACTGGCTGCTCTCCTCTTGCGTATAGTCTCAATCGGTGGAATTCTCCCCACTGGTGATAGAACCTACACGAATTTGCCTTTCTCTTAAACCACTCCCCCTCGATAGATTTTGCTACCTTAAGACCGTACTCGAAAGTTGTCTTTTCTTCGTCGGTAGCCATCTGATTCGGGAACGGCCTTTGTGAAATTAAAACTTGTGGTTTCTCCATTATTTTATTATTTCGCTTCTGTTTCCACGATTATCGTATTTTACAAATTTAATACTTATTTTTGATTCCTTCTTCTCTGGTGTAAACATATACTTGCGAGTAGCCATAATAGCTAAACCTGAACTGATTGAGGCATCATGCTTAGTTCTATTGTTTATATCAAATCTAGCCCAATCTTCTAGCGTTCTAGTAAAATACATTGACCCCATAATATCAGACTCTCTGTACGTTCCTTCGTTATCTAAACCAACGTACTCCTCGATATAAGACTCGATAGCTGCCGCGTGAGCCTGCTTAACGTCCTCAGATGAGTTAGGTATTCCACCAAGCTCTAATTCGGTCTTAGACAGCTTAAACGTCTGCTTGTCGGGTCTATTCAATACATAACCACGGTATCCCCTATTCTTAAAGTGATACAATAGCCGGGCCTTATTGTTCTCCGGTAAGATAGGCATTCCGTAGAATATACAAGCCATCAATACCTCCTCAAAGAATATCTCTGCTGTTTGCGGTCTAGCCACATACTCTAAAAAGAATTCATTCGTTGGAGCCTTCTCCATATGGAACTTAGTCAAACCATGCAGTGCACCATTCGATCCACCACCACCTACTACTCCTGAGATGTCATAGGGGTCACATCCAAACGCACCTAAGTGCTCATTTGCTGGGAACTTACGTCCGTTCTTGTAAACAATTTGATTCCTTAGTCTTTGATCCGGGATCCACGAGACATAGAACCTACCCTTTTGATCAGGCGTCCAAATGACCTCACTGTCTTCAACTCCGCCTTTCCAATGGAAGTAACCTCTAGTAATGACACGATCCTTAATCATCGAGTCGTTGTAGTCAATCTGTTGGTATATCTTTGTCAAGTTGAATAAAGACTGCTTGGACTCATCCCTAAATGCATGTGACTCTGTGCGTGGGAACTGACGATAGAACTCATTGAGTGCATCTGAGTCAGACTTTAATGCCGCAACCTCATTATTCCAATAGGTAATAACGCCATTACTAATCATCTCCTTATCTACACCAACCACAGGTTTCTTTGGATCCTCGAATACCGGCCAACCGAACTCATCGATATAACCCTCGTAGTTCCACTCCATAGGAATAAACAACGCATATAGCCCTGACTTGGTCTGACCATTGGCAGATCGTTGTCTAGGGTCGCTATCGTTGAATAGCTTCTTGAAGTTCTCACCACCTTTTGATAATGCATTCGATGTTGATCCCATCATACACTTACCAATAATCCTAGACCCCAATCGGAGACACGTCTTGGTTACTCGCCAGTTATTGAGAATGTTCTCAGGCTTCTCCCATTTTCCGCTCTCGTCATGTACAAGTAGTAATAACTTCTCACCATCATAACTGTTGTCAGCTGTGTTCTTCCAGTCAATGGTAGTATCCAACCCTTCTATGTCATCCTCGCGCTCCTCATCCATGTTCTTACGAGTAATCTTACTCGCAGGAACTCGGAAGGCTAACTCCGTCTTCGGGTTATCCATACCATCCTGGATCGGCTTGAAAAAGAAGGGGTAATTTCTTACAATAGGCACAACCTTGTCGGTAAACATCTTCTTAGCATCCGATCCTGTTTTAGATAGGATTCCAAGACGAGCGTCACGGACAATTGTACCTTGGTTTGATGTCTCAGATGAAGACATAAATGAGAAACCTGAACGACGGTTCTTTAGGTAACATATACCAAACGAACGGTTGTCAGCTTTACATGCCTCCCAGTATATATAGAATATACGGTTGGACTCACGGAAGTCAGGTAGACCGACGTCAATCTTGGTCCACTGTAAATACATATAGTGCGTTCCGGTCAAATAGGTTGGCTTGCCGTTGTTCATGAACCAATGTCCATGCTCGCGTCGGTCAAACTCTTTCTCTATACTGTCGACATACTTTGATTTGAATAGGTTGTCCTTTCTGTTCCAGTCAAATATTGACTTGATCTTTTGAAGTTCAGCAGGATACTCTTGAGCAACCCATCTATTGTTTGTGTTCTCTAATTCTTTTGGTGTAGCAGGAATAGCAATCCTTAATCCGTTTATCTCGTATACATCGCCAATCGTTCCATCCTTTGATATAACCACTAGGTCATACTCAGGGTGATACCCATAGTTCCAAGACTTATTCTTGTTCTTGGCTACTACAGCTTGACGCTGCACATAGTTGCTTAATATGGAATATAGCTTATTTTCCATTTCTTATCTTCGCTCTTCCCTCAGCCCATCCGCCTTTACCTGCCGTTACTTCAGCTGGTTGGTCTCGCTTAGTCTCCTCCTCCTCAATCTTTGTGAGCATATACATAGCATCCTCAAATGCCAAACGTTTAGCTGACGCAGCGTTCTTCATCTTATCGGCCGATATATCGTCCTCAGCGTGAGTAATGATTGGAGACTTTAATACTTTGATCAGCTCATCAATCGCTTGCTTAGCTGCTTCTACAATCTCTATTTTTTTAGACATATGTTCCGGTTATACATTCGGTAAAGAATCTCATCGTCAATCTTAAACTCATACTCGCAGTCAGGCATGTATGATACTATATCACCTTGCTCAACCTCTTCTAGCTTGTCGTTCTTGTAAACCAACTCACCCCACATTTGCTCTAGGCCGCCTGTTTGATTAAACATCCGATCTTCCGATTCGATTGGTCTAACAAATACAAATGGTTCAGGTGCCTGCCACTCTTCACCTCTTTTAAATAGGTAAATCTGATCAGGCTCAGCAATAAATAAGTCTTCTGATAGGTGATGCCAACTACTACGTTGTCTACCCTTCATATCGTAGTAGAACTTAAACACGTTGTGGTGAACACACACAGTGTCACCTGCTTGTATTGGACCATCGTAATACATAGGCACGGAGATAACCTCAGCGAATCTATTGGATACGCGATGGTCTTCCTGAGAGGTACTAATAATAAACTCGGAGTCTCCGAATTGTCTTATGTTGTCGTACCGCCTCAAGCCAACCGGCTTTATGATGAAGCAGTAGGGAGCTTTCATTAGAAATCTATTTTGTATTCTGTTGAGATTGGCATATTGGCCGAGAAGTTTTTCCAACAAACAATCGCGCCATCCTGCATGATCCAAATAGAAATAGATCCATCATCGTTCTTGATAATAGACTCGATCTCATACTCGTCTCGGAGAACGCGTTGTCCTACAACGTAGTGCATGCACTTCATGTAGTCAGGACCAACAGATATCTTTCTAATTAAATTCACCTGTTTGAAGGTTTACTTGTACGTCACCATACTCGTTGTATATTTCCTCCTGAACGGAAGATAGGTCGTGAGCAGCGATTTCAATATTCGCCATTGACTGAGCCTTCTGAACTTTCAAACGCTCGAAATTAATCTCGATGTCTGCAATGTTGAACTTAAGGTCTCTAAATTTTCTGTTAGCATCGATCAATCGATCTAACTGTTCTTGTTTGATTTTCTTTTCCATTTTATTTAATTTGATGTAAAGGTAATAATTATTTTATACTTGTCTACTTAATGCAGTTTGAAATGCTACTACTCTTGTATTTAAATTAGCCGCTTGTAAAGCAGTAAACATACTATCACTAAAGCAAGCCAAAGCTATATTTGCAGTTCCAAATCCTGATTCAAAGACTGTATTAGGTGTTGGGTACATATTATAACCATACTCAGCATACCGAGTTGCACCTAAAACATAATTAATTGATTTAGACCATGGAGTAGCATATGCTGGAGACGATGTTAAAGTATCAACTCCATTTCTATAAACTTTAAGTGAATTCGCATTAAAACTATCAGAGTCTACAATAGTATACATTTTAGTAAATGGAGAACCACTTATATTTATACCATTATTATTTACCAATAAAATATTTCCAGACATTTCAAATCCAAGATAATTACCCATATTTCCATCGCCATCCTCAAATGCTGCGGTTTGTCCTAAAAATTTTCCATTAACTCTAGAATAAACACCTATTGTTCTAGATGAAAAACTAAATGTATCTGCATATGAATTAACACCATTTCCTGTAATTCCATTTGCGTTGTGAGTCCAACCACCACTAAAAGATAAACGATATGCAGCATCTAAATCCCTAGGGTCTTTTAAATTGTATTTGTGTGTAGTTGCAGTCCCTCCAACAAATGGATATATAGCTGTCATGTTTGTCCAAAGTCCATCAGCTTTTAATCCAATCACAAGATTATTAATAGCAGATTGTTGTGTAGGATCAGTTATCCCGGCAGCTGTAATGAATGCTTGTGCAGCAGGGTCGAAAGCTGCTGTGGTAGTAGTGGTTGTTGTAGTCTGAGGCTTTAGAAAACTAAATGGAAATATCATATTAGTAGTTTAATGAAACAGCTCCATAGAAATTTACTCCATCGTAGAACAATGTAATAACGTCAGTTTTACCTACTGTAGTTGTTAATGTTGGTGTAGTTCCACCACTCCATTTTACACTTGCAGGCCATGTTATTGTGTAGCTACCTGAACCTCCTTGTGTTATCTTTAATATGTATACACCTACAGCGAAATTAGATAAAGTAACAGTAGTAGACGACTGCATTAATAGTGCAGTAATATTTCCATTTAATGCATTAACATTTTGACTAGCGCTAGTTACAGTTATAGACTGCAAAACAGAAAGACTGTCGCTAATATCCTGCATAGTGTAAATGTTTTTCTGAGCATTTACTAATGATGATCCACGCTCAACCGTCTGAACGTTTGATGCTATTGTGTGGAATTTTTGCCCAATTGGAATTATTGCCATAATTTATAAAGATATGTACCAAGTTGCGTCGGCGTGGTTATATTGGAAACACACTGGCGTGTTTGCTGTTAATGTTGCTGGAGCGCCTACAAATGTAGCGCCTCCTGATATCCATGTTGTTGTTGCACGGGTAGCTGTTGCCATTACGACATACTTAGCACCATCTAAATTTGAGTTAGATGCAGGAAGAGTAATCGCAAATGATGCTCCTGCCGTTCCTGTGAAGTATGTGTTAGTCTTTGTAATAGTGAAAGAAGTCAATAAGTTTGTAGTAACAACCTCAGGCGTAGCATTTAATGCCAATAAAGCTTGTACATTGAAGTTCTTTTGATCTCCATTTTCATTTGTACCGAATACGGTACAATTAACATTTGGTGCTACTACGTTATAGTTATTTACTTTCATATCACAAATTTACTAAAAAATAATTAAAGGCTCTTAAGCATAGCGATCATTCGTGGACATGGGTAGATGTCAGACTTATCCTTGCGGAATGAGTTGTGGCTATATACACCGTTCTCTCCCTTTAACCCTCTTACTGAAATGTCCCACATATCTTCTTCTCGATACGTCAGATCAATCTTATATAATTCTGCCCAGTACAACATCAATTGACGCAGAGATTCAATCTGAGCGTCTGTGTATGCATGGTAGTACTTGCGTCCTTTATATGGCTTGTCTAGCTCACATACTTGATCAATCGGAACTTCTCTGCTCACATAGTTGTAGAACTTATCACCCTTCTTAGTCAACGGTCCCCAGTTACATATCTCAACAGCCACACACATTGGGTCAATTGATTTGTAAGGAACACCCTTCGCTCTGAAGATGTCTTGCTTAAGACCTAAGTGATACCCCCAATACTTTGAGCTGAACGCCTGACAGATCTCTCCGTCATATGTATCTTTCGATTGGCCTTTACCTGAGATAACTACACATGTAGCAATACGACCTCTATCGTCATTGTCCCACATCTTAATTGTACCTACACCTGAGCTGTTTCCAGCAGTGTGATGTAATACGATCATGCTCTTCTTTGTCTCAGTCTTAATGTACTGAGAGTCCTTCATAGGGACCTGCTTGATGTTAGATGGTAGTTTCATATTATCGCCATTTATCGCTTTCGCTCTTAAGTCCGGTTATAAAGTCTCTAAAAGATTTTAGTATGTCTTTACCGGTAATATCTTTGTAGCTCTCGTTCATGCTCTTAACTTCGATGAATACAAAGAACAATGCGATTGCTTTGGTAAGTAAAAGATTGATTGATATGAAGTGAGATATGATGTCTCCAGCGATATACTTCTCTACCAAGTAGAAGAATGCAATAGCTGCTGCATAAATCAAACATTTAATTCCAGTAGCCAGCATCTTTTGACTAGTTATAATATCGCCTACCTTAGCAGTTGATCCTGCCTTGCGTCTGCTCTTAATAGATCTCCAAATACCAAACCCGAAGTCAAAGCCGATAGAAATTAATGCAATTGTGACCAATGGTCCGATTGGCGCGAATAGCGTGATAAAGCTTGACAAAATGATTATGGTATTAGTTTTCATATCGATGTTTTAAGTATTCTATACCCTGTATAAAGTATAACAAAGATAATTAAAAAAGCTAAAATGTTGTTGACTAGCTTCTTCCAAAACGGATACTTCTCATAATACTTAACCGGTATCTTCCTATCAACGATTTTAGTGATGTAAATAGGATCACATTTTCCTTGGATATATACCTTCTTTTCCTTTGGAACGTACCATGCTTTTACCGTTACTCTCTCGTTAGTGATAGTAATGGTGTCAGTAAGTTCCTTTAACGTTACCACAGTGTCTGTATGCACCTCAGGGACGTATAGAGTAATGGTATCTCTGATCACCACAGTGTCTGAAGTAATCAGATAAGGATACTTCTCGATTAATCGGTTGAATCTCTTCGTCGGGCTGCATGAAGCAAGCAGTAATATGATCAGTAAGTATCTCATCAGAATGTTTTTGTTAATGTGAATATTTCAGAGTATATCGAGTCACTAGCACTTGCAGTTCCCCATTGAGCTGTTATTTCTAACGTGTTGCTTATAGTCGTATCAAAACCGGTTGTTAGCTCCGTGCTAAAATTAGTCCCCTCAAATGCATTAGACGCATTTTTAGTATATACAAATGATCCACCTGAAGCTATTGCCGCAACTCCCGATGGTCCAATAGCTCTAACAGTAAAGTCAACATCTAACTTCCAATGCTTACCAGTTGTTGCTGGCATTGTTATTACACCTGTATCTACTAGAGCAATGCTATCTGTTTTAATGCGTATATGAAGCGTGTGGTTGTTTAAAGAAGATATATGGCCCGTAAGTACCGCGCGAAAACTGTCGCCAACTCTAAATCCATTTGCAGGCACAGTTAAAGATCCAACACTTCCGTAGTTTCTAAGCTCAGGATCCATACAAGACATTGACTCAACAACACCTCCACCGTTAATTACCCTCTGCTCAAAGTTTACATAGATTAATGACTGCTCAGTTGTGCTATTTGTAACAGGAACACTTTTTGCCGTTTGAGTAAACAAGCCATAATTTGTAGTAGATGGTTTTTCCCTTCCATCTATACTGTTGATCTGTATTCTATCAACTCCATGAACAATTCCGTATCTATCTACTATTTGCATCTAACTCCTAGGTTTGGCCCATTTTCTCCCTCTATGGTAAATGATGTGCCAATAGCTGAAGGAGTTGCAATCAATTTATCTCCAGCATTTAGGAAGAATGGGAATGTGTCTGTCATTATATCTCCAGCTGAGAGATTGACAGTGTATATGTGACTAGTAGTTGATGTCAAGTATTTATAGTGAGACAAACTTATAGAGCATGCAGAAGCATTGTTAAATCTTATAGAATTAACTGTCGATGAATTATTAGCTGGAGCCTCATGAATAGCGGTCCCTATTAAAGCTAATGATCCATAGTTACTAAACTTCTGCTGATATTGTTGGCTCATATGGATATACCTCTTCTGTTGTTGCGTGTCCCGCGAATGCGTGTTTAGGATTTTTTGGGTCTACAAGATTAGCACCAAAGTCATACTCATTGTCTGACATTACATCATAGTGATAACCTTCTGCGTATACAGGCGGTGTAACGATTGTCATACCATCCATTACCGGTGGCTCAATCATGATGAGACCAATTTCTACAACCGCAGCCACACCTTCTCCGTATGCTTCGTGCGTTTGTTCTTGGAATGTAACCTCAACTAAGATCCCCTTAGCTGTTAGGTCTGCGGTTGCTTGTTCCTTGTTTTCGTATGTTAGCTTATAAATCATATCGTTGTAAGTTGTGCGAGTTGAGTATTTGTAAGGCGAGTTTTCCAAAGGGCGACTGCATTGACTTCATAAGCATAGTTTGTGCCTATTCCAGCATCAGCAAAGTCCAAGTTATTTGTAGTCGGTACACTTCCTAAAGTATCTGCCCAAACTACAACCCCATTCAAGGCTACTGCAAAGTCATTGTTTTTATAAGTGATTGCTATCTTATTTCTACCTATTGAAAGTGAACTTCCTTTAGCGTATGCCATTTGTATAGCACCACCCGTAAACACTTCAGCAACAAATTGATTAGAAAGACCTACATTAAAAAAGTAAATGCTATTTGTGTAGTCTCCTAAAGTTTGACTCAATACTATTCCGAAATTGGAATTCGTGGTGTTGTAAATGTCGCAAAGCATTGTTCCCTCCGTTTGACCGATAAGCGAACTAATTCCCGTCTTTGATATTACGTCTGCGTTGCGTGTTACACTTGCAGAGGTTGTAGGGATGTAGGATGTTGCATAACTTCCAAGTTCTAATTGGAATCCGTATGCTAAAAAGTCAGCTGTTAAAGAGGTTGATGGTATAGCTTCAAATATTAAAAACATAGCTTGTAAACCCGTACCAACGGCAGTTGCTGTAAATTCGTATCTTTCCCATTCATTGGAAAGCGTTACAATATTTGAATAAGAACTGCCAACATTTGATAAAGCTACTGATGGCGTTCCGCTTAAGGACTTTAACCACACACTCCAAGTATAAGATTGTCCAACAATACCCGTAATATTTTGAAGAATGTAAGAATATGAATTAGCTGTATTTGTTCTTGTTAATTGTATGCGCTGTGCGTTTTGTAAACCATCGGGGCTTATCGCATAATTATCAGTAATGATAGGAGCTGAACCACCATTGTCAAAAAATTTCAGCCAAGTTGAGTCACTAATCTTATTGCTATAAAGAACACTATTAGTCCTCTGAGGTTCTACTAACAAACTTGGACAAGTACCGTTTGAGTAGTCAAGTCGTGGGATGTTTAGGCGTGTTTCCGTTTTTTGGTAGTCCTTCGCTGTTGTGCCTTCGACAAGTTGAGAACCCCAAAAGTTGATGACTTGAGATGTGCTACCCGTATAAAATAGGTTTGTGCCAT